GGTGAGTTATATCTGCGAATGCGGGACTAGTGAATCCCATTAACATAACAAGAGGAAGTAATTTTTTCATTTAATGTACACCTTACCCTGTAATATATGTATGCAATTAGCACTTGTAGAATAGGTAACACATCATAAGTGCTTATACCTACCATAGGTAGGACTTATGGAGGTTCGGAAGACCGCACATATGGGGCTTGACATAGAATATTAAGAGACTATATAATATTGTTACGTTTCTTCATGAAGATTTATGACTTCTTCAACTCCTAGCATGAAACGGTATACAACTACTGAGTATGGTAAGCAAAACATCTTTGCTGCTGAACCAGAGATAAGAGTTGATACCGATCACGACTACTGGAAAGAAGCAGAGCAACTCAATGGTCGCCTAGCGATGATTGGATTCTTTGCAGCAATTCACAACTACATCCTATTCGGTGCAGTTATGCCTGGCATTTTTTAATGTAACAGGTCTCTTTTAAATTTCTAACCCTATTAATCTAAGAACAATGACTCCAGAAGCAGAAAAGTTTAATGGCTGGATGGCCATGATTGGCATAACAGCAGCACTAGGTGCTTATGCAACCACAGGACAAATCATTCCAGGTATATTTTAATGGAAAATACTAACATCGCAATTTGGAACAGAGCAAACGGTAGGTTTGCAATGATGGCCTTCTGGGTGATCGTAGCTGCCTATACTAAGTTCCAATACTTTACCTAAATGTTTACAAAACTAAATAGTTACTCGTAACAAAACTTAAAACAGGTTAAATTGATGGGCGAACTTCAAGCCGCAACAGATTCAGCATCACCATTCTTAGCAATCCTATGGGTTTTCTATCCTATGGCAGCTCTTGTATTGTTAGAACTTATTATGAGAGCAGTTAATGATGACGATGATGATGACTTCCAAGGTGGCAAGGGCATTCGCTCACAAGAACCTGTCTACGCAACAGTTCCAAGCGGCGCATAACATGTATCAAGTATTTTTCTTAGCAACAATAGCAACAGTAGCATATACCAATGTTGGATCTCTCGTTCTTCAATAACCTATTAATTAATACTCCTGCAGGTGCTCATGGACTGTTGGAGTTTGGATTTTTTGTGGCAGTAGGAATGACTGCAGGATCATTCGGTCTGATCTGATGAATACTTTGGGGATGACTGTGTTGTTGTGCGGTGTGGTAATTACATTTACTACACTTGGGCTAACAATAATGTATGTTAAGATGTATAATTGACAAACAGATACTATATACGTATAATAGTTACTGTAGTTGATTCTGATCCATGAGAGAACAAATAATTAAGGCACTACTTGCTCATGCTCAAGGCGATATCGCCAAGCATAAGGCAAACGTTGAAGTCTATCTTGAGCATCCTGTAGGTATAGGTGAGCACTCAAATGTTCTTGAAGCAATAGAACAAGAACTTAATATGATTGCTAAGTACCAAGATCAGATTGATGTAATCCAGAAGTACTTTAAATCATGACCACCTTATCTAAGGATATAAAATCAGGTACTAAGAAGTCACACTCTGCAGCGGAGAACACAAAGTTCGTCGCTGCATTTCTTCGTGGTGTCATCAGTGAAGAGAACTATAGAACACTTATAAAAGATCTTTACTTTGTGTATGCTGCCATTGAGCAAGAGATGGAGAGGTTGAAGGATGATAAGTACATTGCTCCTATTAATTTCAAAGAACTCAATCGCATAGAACAACTCAAGATGGATGTTAGGTACTACTATGGTCCTAACTGGAGATCACTCATTGCACCATCAGAGAGTGCTGTTCAGTATGTTGAGAGAGTACATGAGGTAGCAGATAAAGATCCTTACCTGTTGGTAGGACATCACTACACTAGGTACCTCGGTGATCTATCTGGTGGTCAGATACTTAAAGGTATAGCAGAGAAGGCACTGAACTTACGAGAAGGTGAGGGTCTAAAGTTCTATGACTTTGATAAGATAGATGATAAGAAAGCATACAAGGATAAGTATCGTTTTGCATTAGACTGTTTACCTCTTGACAAACCAAAGATTGATGCTATAATAGCGGAAGCAAATTATGCATTCAAGTTGAACATGGATTTGTTCGATGAGTTGGGAGGGGATTCTAAAGATGGATGGAAAGCATTCTTCAAGATACTCAAGAGGTTTCTTACACGGAGTTAAACTTATGTCTGGCCTAACCTTTCATGTCTATCAAGAAGATGAGGTTGTAGCACATAATATAACTGTTGATGATTTAGAAATGCTTATTAAAAACAACGTTGTGGATGTCATGATCCATGACGTTGTTCCTGTATTAGAATATGAGATGGATGATGCCAGTTTCTAAACTGTCCTTCCTCTTGACAAAACGTTACAATTCTGCTATATAATACTAGTGTCTTCTAATCAAGACATCATTTTCTACTGCCGCTACCAAGACTAGGCAGACCAATCCGTCTTCATCCTACCTGTAGATTCAAGGGTACTACAGGAAATCTAGTATCGCTGTGTCCCTAGCAGCCCTACTTAAAGTTGGACTAATGACAACTCTTCAAAAAAGAGACAGTTCGCTGCTCCAAGGATGGCCTCAGTTTACTGAGTGGGTAACATCAACCGACAACAGAATTTATGTTGGATGGTTTGGTGTTCTTATGATTCCATGCTTGCTTGCTGCAACAACCTGTTTCATCGTAGCGTTTATCGCTGCTCCACCCGTCGATATCGATGGGATTAGAGAACCCGTTGCTGGATCTCTAATGTTTGGTAACAACATCATCTCTGGTGCTGTTGTACCTTCTTCCAATGCTATTGGACTTCACTTCTATCCCATATGGGAAGCTGCCACCCTCGACGAGTGGTTGTATAACGGTGGTCCTTATCAATTGGTAGTCTTCCACTTCCTCATTGGCATCAGTGCCTACATGGGTAGACAGTGGGAGTTATCATACCGCTTAGGTATGAGACCTTGGATCTGTGTAGCATATTCTGCACCAGTATCCGCTGCTTTCGCAGTCTTCTTAGTGTATCCATTTGGTCAGGGATCTTTCTCTGATGGTATGCCTTTAGGTATATCTGGTACGTTTAACTTCATGTTCGTATTCCAAGCAGAACATAACATTCTTATGCACCCATTCCATATGGCAGGGGTTGCAGGTATGTTTGGAGGAGCACTCTTTGCTGCTATGCATGGTTCACTTGTTACCTCTTCTCTAATCAGAGAAACTACTGACAATGAGTCACAGAACTATGGTTACAAGTTCGGACAAGAAGAAGAGACATACAACATTGTTGCTGCTCATGGATACTTCGGTAGATTAATCTTCCAGTATGCATCATTCAACAACTCTCGTTCGTTGCACTTCTTCCTTGCTACATTCCCTGTGGTTTGTATCTGGTTAACATCTATGGGCATATGTACCATGGCATTTAACCTGAATGGATTCAACTTCAACCAGTCGATTGTATCTGCTGATGGTAAGATTGTTCCTACATGGGCAGACGTTTTGAACAGAGCGAACTTAGGTATGGAAGTTATGCACGAGCGTAATGCTCACAACTTCCCACTTGATCTCGCTGCTGCTGAGACATCTGAAGTTGCACTTGTCGCACCTGCTATTGGTTGACACTGTTAGCAAAATATGATAAAATGAGAGGGTAAAACCTCTCATTTTTAATGCTTTGAGATATATACTAGTAAAAAACGCATGGATTTAAACGAACATCACCATGTAAATGATCTGTGGGAAGACATGGATCGCCTTAATGCATTGTATGAAGAACTCATGTGGTCTAACGAAGATGTCCTTGAGTTTGTTGCAGACTACGAGAACGATAGAATAATTGTAAGGAACCGAAGTAATTTAATGGAAAATGAGTCCAGACAGACATGACATACCTTTTATAGGGGATTTTTATACAAAAGCAGAGGTCGATAAGATGATAGCGGCTGCTCTTGATGAAGCACGCGCTATAGATGAAGCATCGATGGCAGATCATAACTTCAAAGCAACTATCATCAGTATGATTCTGGGGTTTATATGTCTAGCATTATTTGTTGATGGATTGTTGAGGATACTTGGTATCATCCCACCGTTCATGGACATTGATGTTAGTGTCGTTGATGAGATCGTAGAGAGAGTAAAGAATGATGTGCTACCAGAAGTTCAGAAGTATCAACGTTACATACCAGGGAGATGATGGGTACTATAGATACATCTCCTAGTTCTATTAGGATGTTTGCTATAATAATACTTGGTGTGGTATGGTTCTATATACTGAACCATCCAGCGGAGGATGAAGAATGAAGATGACAACTGAAGAGATTCAGAATTGGGAGAAAGAATATCCTACAATGGGTGTTCAACTCAACAAAAGACAGAAGGAACTGTTGGAAGGTGCGGCCATCAAATCTCATGAGGGTATGATGTTCGGTGCCATGTATGCTGACTGGAAAAAACTAAAGGGGTACGAATGATTTTAGTATTAATTATAGTAGCGTTACTATTATTTGTTGTGGGGTATGGATTGTACCTTACAGTAGGACCAGGTAAGACAGAACTAAGAGATCCAATAGCAGAACATGCAAGGATGCATGAACTAGGTATAGCACACAAGCACGATTAACTATGCAAACATTACTAATCTTCATGTCATTCTTGAACTTCATGTTCTACCCTCTAGTGATAGCAACCATTGTTGCAGTCATTATTGAACAGATCGTAAGGAGACTAGCATCATCAGACCCAATGACTTATGATGATGAGAGATTAATCAACACTACTATGAGGATACGAAAGTTTTTCTATAGACAAGCATGGATAGTTAATATACTATGGTTTGTAGGATACATAATTGTAATGTTCATGGTTAGAGGACAAGCAGCACCACAAATGCCTGATATGATCTGGGAGGGATAAATGATTCAGTTTAGAGAAGGTGATATTAATCGTATCGTTCATGCTTGTGAGTATTATAGGAGTATGATACGTACACAGGATCCATTACTTGCAGAGAAATATGATAAGGTAATTCATAAGCTGCATAGTTATGGTACAGAGTTGGAGTGTCCTGATTGTTGGGATCCAGAATCAACATGTGAGTTACATGTATGACCGTACAACAGTGGATATCACATGAGATGTGGATGCTCTTTGCTTTTAGTGCAGGTATATACTTAGGGTGGGCTTGGAATTGGAAGCCACCACAGGGAAAATGACTTTTTGGTCCCAGAAAAGTCGGAAAAAAAATTCGGGTAATTTTTTCTTGCGTAGGTTTTTATGTTCAAGATATGTCCAGAGTGTGAATCAAAGTGGTTAGATGGTCAATTGTATTGGGCTACAGGTAAGACTGGATGTCCACATGATCTTGCTGGATTACTATGCAATGATATAAATAGTGAACGTTGTATCAATCCCTGCAAAGGTTCCACTAGTGGTGTCACATGGGCACAACGCAGACAATTTCTGGACAGTTTAAATGAAAAAGATTAAATGTGCTTTCGACAAAGTGGTCGAATGGGATAAGAAAATTATCAAGAAGTGTCAGGATAAATTTGGGTTGACAGACTATCAAGTAGTTGTCATCTCATTTGGTAAGGGTTTCATCATAGGTGCTCTACTATTGTAGTTGAGTCCACACATAACTAGGCACAATTACCCAAGGTGTGCTATAAATATCTGATGTAACGTGGAGTTGAAAGATCATGTCCCACTATACCGTCGGCTATCACGATAGCCTCAAAATCAGACACGAAATTTGTGAGTATGCAGCAGATGCATACGAAGCAATACAGCAATCCAAAGAGGATGTCCCTGAGTTAGAAGGGCATCCTTCTTTTATTGACTATTGCACTAATGAAAGTGCATTAGACTATTTACAATCCAAGAAGAGCATGTTATAATGACTACTATAAGAAAGCATAAGCATGAGATTATGTGGTGGATGAGCAGACTTACAATAATGATGACATCATTATTTTTATCGATGACGTTAGCAGCACAAGCATA